TGATGTGTCTAGCAGTGCCGTCAAGCTAAACATGAAGGCTAAAGAACCTACTATACGCCGCAAGATAGCAGAGTATGTACAGTTATGTCATGATCTGAGAGGCCAACTTTCAGCGTCAAATTACGAATCATCAGCAGAATACTGGTGGAATAGCTGGTGCTTCTATGTAGCTGGCAATCGTGCCAACCGTGCCTTAGATACTGGTGACGTAGTGTCTAGGTTCCACGTTGAATGTGTAACATATGGGTTTGAGTAATGATTAAAAAAGCATCAGTGGGTATTGTAAATCCTGTGGCAAAGGCTATGTTGCAAGAGCGCAAAGCCCCACAGGTAGTGCTGCCTAAGAAGGGTAGTAAAGCTAAACGTAACAGACGAAAGGACACGTATGATGCAATACGAAATGCAGAACTTCATCAAGATGACTAAAGTTAAGTCCGATGTCGGACCTAAATTAAAGCGTGATGAATGGAAGCGTAGCCGTAAGGTTGCAAGGAATACCAAGTTGCAATTGCAGCATGGCACTACTAATTTTAAAAGCAAAAGGATAGCTTGACATGGCAACGTACATGATATACCAACGTAAGAAATCACAAGCAGTTGTAGAACACATCAACAATAAACCCAACAGTGTATACGCTAGTGCATACTTTGCACTTGGTATGCCAACTAACGACACAGCAAAGACTGCTGTTGAAGATGCCTTGTACCACGATATGTATGAGCCTACTATGATTATGCACGACAAGTCTACCGTAGGTAATCGAACACCCTTTGAGGCTATCTTTGATGAGGGTAACAGCTATGGACTAGGGGACATAACAACATACCCTATCGCCAAGCCCTCAAGTATGTCTGTCGGTGATCTACTGGTAGACCTAACACGAAACCAAACACATCTATGTATGCCGACAGGTTGGTATGAAATAGATGTAACACTTCAACTTAACGTAGCATAGGAGAAACCAGCTATGACCAACACTAACACAACAACCCGCCCAGTAGTTAAAGCAATCAAGCCTGAGTTGTATGTCAAGCATACATTTCACATGAAGAAAGCTGAAATGCTTACCTACAACTACGCAACTTTAGATGACTACATAGTAGAGAACTATGATACTAAAGGTATTAAACAGATTGCAGATGATATGAATGAGTATGTGGAGCGTGTTAAGTATCGTGTACAGATGATGCACACACTTAAGCTAATCAAACGTAAGCGTAACACAGAGCGTGGCTTGCTTGTTCGACAGCGTAAGGTGTTGGTCAAGTGGATCAAAGAAGTAGATGCAAAACTAAAGGGAGCAGCATAATATGGCTAACACTACAAAAACTGAGGCAGTAGAACTAAAACCTCATGAGCAATGGCAGATTAAACGTGAGGCTAGGATGGCAAAGCGTAATGCCTCTGCATCTTCACTGTCTGAAGGTCAGGTCAAGTCACTGAAGGATGCTTACATAGCTATACGTCATGCTGACTTTTCATGCCATGAAATGTACATGGTAGATGCTCAAGACATGATTGCAATAGACAAGGCTGAAGGCAATCTACGTCAGTGGTTCCCACAGATAACTGAGGACGCAGTGTCTGAGTTAACTTGTACATGTGATGAAGATTAATCTATGGCAGTAATGGCATATGATGTGACCATTGAGGTAGACGGTACAGTGTCAGTCGTTAAGTTAGATGACACGTACCCTGCTGTAAATAGCTGGGCCACTGCAACTGAGTTTGCAATACACATGGCTTTGTTTAATCATCCAGATGCACAGGTAGAATTTGTAGACTGTGCGGAGTACATACATAAGGAATACACAAGCTATGGTTATATACACCCAGCACCCATTGCCCTACAATAACGGAAGAGAGGATGACCCCTGTGACGATTGGTCTGGTCATCCAATCCCTCAAACAAAGGATTATAAAAAATGATTAGATACTATGTTGAGTTTGATGATTATGAAAACAATCGTGTTACAATTTATGTGATGGCGTATAGTCCGGAGCATGTTCGGAAGATACTTCCTGAGTATAATTTTATAGTCATAGATCAAACAGATTAGGAGATAACAAATGATTAGTGCAGCATTAATGTGTGTAGCATTGAACGTTTACCATGAGGCACGAAGTGAGCCTATGGTGGGACAGTATGCAGTAGCACACGTAGTATTAAACAGAGTGCAACATGATAGGTGGCCTGATGATGCCTGTTCAGTTGTACAACAGGGCTATACCAAAGGTAAGCACCGCTGTCAGTTTAGCTGGTACTGTGATGGTAAGTCAGACACAGCACACGAAGAGATAGCATGGGCAAGAGCTTTGATAGTGGCAGACAATGCACTGTCAGGTAAAGTTCCTGATCCAACTAAGGGTGCTACTCACTACCATGCACGGTACGTTAAGCCCTACTGGTCTGCTATGCTAGACATTACTGTGACATATGGATCACATAAGTTCTATGAATAGCTTACCGTTACTATTACAGTGTAGACATGTACTATACAACTATGGCACAGTTGCCACACATACAAACATAGGAGAACAGTATGCCTTTTGATATTCCCTTTCACTTAGACTTCGACGTAACATTTGAGGACACTCGTATGCACGACAAGAAATATGTCATCAATGAAATGACAGGCCAACCCCTTGGTATTGTTGGTAAATCTTTTAGATGTGCGTCACATGGTGACTTCTTTCGTGGTGTAGTTGACACTGCAACAGAGACACTATCCGCACAGGATCTTGAAGACGCTGACTTCAACTTTAATACAGCACGTAATGGTGCATGGGCTATGCTTGACATCACCCTGCCTAACGTCACGTCAACTATCAAGACAGATAAGTTCGAGACATCCATTGGCAATCGTATCATAAGCCTTCACGGTATTGATGGGTCATGTAGCAATCAAGTATACTTTGGTGCGATAGATTTCTTCTGTACCAATGGTATGATTACTGGTGACCACGACAAGGTGCGTAAGAAGAACACGTCTAACTTCACGATGAATAGTTTTATCTATGAATTAAATCGTGCAAGGACTGACTTCTATACACAGGCAGAGAAGATGCAGGTGTGGGCTAACACAGACCTCAAGTATGTAGACGTAAGCACTCTGCTTGATGACATGCTAGGGTCTAAGCGTAAGTCTGAGCGTATGTACAGTTTGTATATGCAAGAGGCAGGAACACGTGGTCACAATAAGTTTGCATTGTATAGTGCTATGACTAACTATGCCAGCTATGCTGATGAACGTAATGGCTTCAACCTCAAGACAACAGGCAATGACACACAGGCAATCAGCATGTGGTCACGTGAGCAAGAGGTAAGCAAGTGGGTTAGTGATGATCGCTTTCGTTACTTGGAAGCAGCTTAATGTCTAAGCTACCACGCTACGTACAAGAACGAGTGTCACCCTCAGGGGTGATCTCATACCGCTTTAACCCACCACAGATACTAGTGGACGAAGGCTTAGTTATACGAGAGACTTATGGCACAGACCTAAGGCAAGTGTGTAAGTTAGTTAAACAACACAATGATAACATCGACACATGGCGTGAGGAAAAACTTCACATCGCCAAACTACACAAGGGCAGCAAGGTAACAGACTTGATTAACTTCTACTATCAATCTAATGATTTCAATATGTTACGTGATACAACTAAGGTAGATTACAGATACTTTCTTACGATACTACATCAGTCTATGGGTACACGTAAGTACACCACTGTTACATCCAAGGTTGCCAAGCAAGCCTACGAAGAATGGGTTAAGCGTGGTGTACCATTTGCTAATCATGCTGCCACTTGTGCCAGTAGGATATACAACTACGCTATACAAATGGAGTACGCCACACAAAACCCTTGGTCTAAAATAAAACGTAAGTCTGTGCCTCAACGCAAGGTGGTGTGGTCACATGGTGAAGTTGTCGGGTTCCTTGATAAAGCGTACAGCGACTTTGAGTACCGCAACATTGGACTCATTGTACAGATGGCATACGAATGGTGTCAGAGGTTAGGAGACATGCGTATGTTAGAGTGGGACAACGTAGACTTGACGCAAGGTAAGCTGCAACTAGAGCAGAGTAAACGTATGGCAGACGTTAGCCTTCCTATCTCTGACAATCTACTGCACATGTTGAAGCAACAACATAATGACTTTGGTTTTCAGAAGTATGTTGCACCACACCCACGTCCTGTGGCTGGCAGCTACAATGTCTATGCAATGGAACGTCTATCTAAGGTAGGCAGACGTGTCATGCGACTAGCTGGACTGCCTGAAGAGCTACGTCTTATGGACTTACGTAGAACTGGGGTGACACAGATGATAGATAAGGGTGTACCTTTACCCCAAGTTATGTCAGTTACAGGACACACACATGTGTCTTCTGTGAAACCATATATGAAACATACGTATGCTTCTGCAAATAGTGCCTTGACACAGAGAAACGTAAGTGTACAATCGAGTACTTACGAGTAACATAGAAAGTTATTAATATGAATATACATGATATTATAAATGATCTATCACTTAGTAATGGTCAAAGTAAACGTATGACTTGTCCAAGTTGTAAGACTAAGAATACTTTTACTATTACAAATGACATGGGTAATATTGTGTGGAACTGTTACAAAAATAGTTGTCCTATATCAGGAGCTACACGTACAGGACTTACTACGGATGACATACGTAAGTCATTGGGTAGTGTTGCAGAAGAGACACACGTAGCATCTTTCTCTAAACCAGCATGGCTGGTGCGTGACTACGAAAAGATCACAGGTTTTTGTGACGAGTGGGAGCTAGACCCACAAGACTTAGGACTATTGTATGACGTGAAGGAACATCGTGTGGTGTTCCCTGTTGTACACAATAGTACTACAGTAGATGCCACTGGTAGATCGTTAGGAAAGCGTATACCTAAATGGAAACGGTACGGTAATTCACACTTGCCATACTCATACGGACGTGGTAAAACTGCTGTAGTTGTTGAGGACTGCATAAGTGCTGCTGTTATAGGTGACGGTGGTGTATATGTCGGGGTCGCAGTGTTGGGTACATCATTGTCCACTGGACATAAGAGGTACTTATCGCAGTTCTCAACAGCTATAATTGCACTAGACCCTGATGCCCTACAAAAGACACTGCAATTTGCAAAAGAATTAAGAACACATGTAGATACTGTAAAGGTTATGTATCTGCGTGACGATTTAAAATACAGAAACCCTTCCGACTTAAACCATCTAACAACACTAGGAGAATAAGACATGGAACTATCATTAGTCCGTAGCCTAATGGACAAAGACTTCTACGATGAACATCGTGGCGCACGTTGTCCTGACAGGCTATTCAGTAAAGACGTGCGTAAGATTAAGAAATCTATCGACAGTGCTATGGATCGTTACGAACGTACCGTTACACCAGCAGAGATTGAGGCACTGTTCATGGCGAACAACCCCACTCTTACTACTGCACAGAAGCAAGCATACAGCCACCTGTTTTTACAGATAAACAAGCAAGTACCTATGGGCAGTGACGTAGCACAAGAGGTTCTATCTAAACTGTTCCAACAGGTAGTAGGAGAAGACATTGCTAACCTTGGCTTTGACTATGTGAATGGTGACAAGACTAGCCTTGAGCCACTACGTAATATGCTTGAGCTATACGGTGATGACTTCACCCCTAATCTTCGCATTGATTGGGAAGACATAGACATTGATACTATCATTGCCATGACTGACCTTGAGTCACAGTGGACATTCAACATACCTACGTTGACACGTAAGGTAGAGGGCGTCAATGCGGGTCACTTAATTGAGGTGGGTGCTAGACCCAACACAGGTAAGACATCCTTTCATGCCTCACTGGTAGCTTCACCGGGTGGCTTTGCATGGCAGGGTGCTAAGGTAGTTGTACTATGTAATGAAGAAGGGTATCACCGTGTAGTACATCGGTACATTACAGCGGCTACGGGCATGGACAAGCACCAGATTGTAAAGAACAAAAGCGCAGCTATGGCTACCTTTGATAAGATACGTAGCAACCTATTGTTTAAGGATGCAACTGGACGTGACATGAATTGGGTTGAGTCAGTATGTAAGTCATACAAGCCTGACATAGTTATACTAGACATGGGTGACAAGTTCGCACGTACTGCTGGGTTTGCACGTCCTGATGAGGCACTCAAAGCTAATGCCATACATGCTAGGCAGATTGCCAAGCAGCAGGAGTGTGCTGTATTCTACATGTCACAGCTATCAGCAGATGCAGAAGGTAAAATTGTATTGAACCAAGCTATGATGGAAGGTAGTCGTACAGGTAAGGCAGCAGAAGCTGATCTTATGTTTATGATTTCTAAGAACCCACCAGTAGAAACAACTGACCATGATTCAGAGGACAACCAGCGACACATCAATGTCGTTAAGAATAAATTGTCAGGTTGGCATGGTATTGTTCTTACTGATCTTGAATATAAAACAGCGAGGTATGTAGCATGACCCATGTATGTAAAATGTGTGACACAGTATTAGTGCCCGATGAAAATTGGCATAATAGCATGATGCTAAATGGACACTATAGATGTGTACCATGTCATAGGATAATTACCAATAGCGATATGCACAAGTATAATCCAAAGCGTATGTATGTGAATGGTAATTATGTACCAAGGTCACACCCACTATACAAAGCAGGGAATTATAAAACATTCGACGATGCTGCATTTAGTTCTTTAACTAACTACACCAGTACTAAATCTGGACATGTTTATGCTATGACTAATGCGGCATGGCCTGAGTGGGTCAAGATAGGTAAGGCTGTTGATGCAGAGGACAGGCTTAGTACATACCAGACAAGCTCACCTATGCGTGACTACACTATGGTACACTATGCCTACTCTGATGACCGTAATGTATCTGAGAGACAGGCACATGAGCGAGCAGCCAAGCTGGGCGAGAAACGTAACGAGTGGTTTAAGATCAGCAGAGAAGAAGCCATTGTAGTTATAGAACAAACTGTGGAGGAAGTAGCATGAACACAGTATGGATATTAATATGGATGCAGTTTATACCCAACGAAGGTATAAGTTATCATCACTTAGGTACATTTAATAACAAGACTTTGTGTGGCGGTGCTTTAGGTGAAGCATTAGTCTTAGTGAATGACCCATCAGAAACAATACAGTGCATTGAGGTGGATCTAAAATGATAACAGCTACTTACGTAGATCACATGGGTAGTGACTTGTCTGTAGTTAATGCAGCAAGAGTTAGCTTTGGTAAGAACCACACAGAGATGACGGAGGGTGACACTAGGCTTATCAAGTACCTAGCTAAGTACAAGCATACGTCACCCTTTGGTCATGCCTTTGCAAGCTTCCATGTTAAGGCTCCAGTGTTTGTAGCTAGACAACTAGTGAAGCACAAGTTCCTACGGTGGAATGAGATCAGTCGTAGGTATGTTGATGATGAGCCTGAGTTTTATCAGCCTGATGTGTGGCGAGGACGTAGTGAAGATGCCAAGCAGGGTAGTGAAGGAGTTACTTATCCTGATCCAGACATTGTAAGTTTTTACAATCATACTGCACTACGCAGTTACAATGAGTTATTAGAAAATGGTGTATGCCCAGAGCAAGCACGTATGCTTTTGCCACAAAGCACCATGACAGAATGGTATTGGTCAGGCAGTCTTGACGCCTTCTCTGACATGTGCAATCTTAGATGTAAGGAAGACACACAATACGAGACACGCCTTGTAGCAAATAAGATAGATGAAATTATGCTTGACTTGTACCCACACTCATGGCAAGCATTAACAAAAGGAGACACACATGCTACTGACCCTAGACGTAGAGAACACAGTAACCAAACGTAACGGCAAGATGCACCTTGATCCGTTTGAACCAACCAATACATTAGTTATGGTGGGTATGCTAGATGATTATGGAAATGAAGACATTGTAACATTTGATCACTCAGAGCAACAGCCCACTACAGATGGGCGGCGTATAGTACAAGACAAACTAGACGCTGCCCATTTACTTATTGCACACAATGCACCGCATGATTTGCTGTGGCTATGGGAGTCAGGCTTCACCTATGACGGTGAGGTATACGACACCATGCTAGGCGAGTATGTACTGCAACGTGGGCAGAAGCAACCGCTATCCCTTGAGGCATGTGCTGAACGGTATGAGCTTGACACAAAGAAGCAAGACACACTCAAAGAATACTTCAGTAAGGGTACATCTACTAGAGACATACCTCACGCTGAACTGGCTGAGTATCTGTCGCATGACTTACATGCTACACAACAACTCTATGATTCTTTGCAGACGTTGTACGAGGAATGCAGTTCACTGGAACCAACAGTCAAGCTAACCAATCAGCTTGCCCTACACTTGGCACGTATATATCAGCGTGGCTTTCAAGTTGACATGGATGCACTGAGGGATGTTCGTGATGAGTTTGAGTCTGAAAGACGTACACTTATCATTGCTCTTGAGGAACAGGTCGCTGACCTTATGGGTGACAGACCTATCAATCTCAATAGCCCAGAGCAATTGTCGTGGGTTATATACAGTCGTAAGCCTGACGATAAGAAGGTATGGGCTGACCTGTTTGATGAGCGTATGCCAGATGCAGAGTACAGAAGTACCGTCAATCGTTACAGCACTAAGTTGTTTAAGCAGAAGGCATACCAATGCCACGACTGCAGAGGTTCTGGCAGAGTATACCGTACCAAGAAAGATGGCACACCATTTGCTAAGGCAAGCAAGTGTATCACGTGTGTTGCACATGGCTTCCTATACGAGAACAAGGATCAGTTAGCTGGACTAAAGTTCATTGCACCTACAGCCAAGTGGGTTAGTGCTAATGGGTTTGGTACTGGCAAAGAGAACCTCACATTCCTTGAGGGCATTGCTAGATCCAAGGGTATGCAAGAGGCTGAGTCATTCCTTCAGAAGGTACGTAGGTTGTCAGCAGTAGAGACATACCTCAGGAGCTTTGTAGAGGGCATTGCAACGCATGTTAAGTCTGATGGTAGGTTACATGTACGGTTACTACAACACCGCACTGGTACAGGCAGGTTGTCGGGTGCTGACCCCAACATGCAGAACATGCCACGTGGTGGTACGTTTCCTGTTAAGAAGGTATTCATATCACGTTGGCATGGTGGTAGCATAATGGATGCCGACTTTGCACAGCTTGAGTTCAGGGTAGCTGCATACCTGTCACAAGACATGACTGCTATTGACGAAGTAACTACAGGCTTTGATGTACACAGCTACACTGCCAAGGTTATCTCTGATGCAGGTCAACCTATGTCTCGCCAAGATGCCAAGGCCCACACATTTGCTCCCCTGTATGGCGCTAGTGGATTTGGCAGATCAAAAGCAGAAGCTGCATACTATAGGCAGTTCACTAAGAAGTATCATGGTATTGCTAAGTGGCATGAGGAACTAGCTAAAGAGGCACTCAACACTAGTAAGATAACTACACCGTCAGGACGTGAGTTCTCATTCCCTGATGTAGCTAGGCGCAGGTTTGGTGGTGTGACATTTTTCACACAGATAAAGAATTATCCTGTGCAATCATTCGCAACGGCTGACATAGTACCTCTATCTTTGATATACATTGATAAGCTACTTACAGCTAACAAGCTACACAGTTGCGTAGTAAACACAGTGCATGACTCTATAATAATTGACGTGCACCCAAAAGAAAAGGAAAAAGTATTACGAGTAATCGAAGCAGCTAATGATAAGTTGATTGAGATAATCAATAAACGTTGGGGTATAGACTTTAATATTCCATTATTATTAGAAGCAAAGATAGGGCCAAATTGGCTTGACACAACAGACGTAGCATGATATAACTAGCGTCTGTTTTATATAAAAGGAGACTACCACATGAGTAACGTAGCAACAATAGACACTAATAATTTTGCAGCAATGTCGCAAGCAATGGGTATGGGTTCAGATCAACCCAAGAAGAATGAGTCTAGTACACTAGCTCGACTTCGTATTCAACACACACCCCTTATGGGTCAGCAAGAAGTTGCTGGTAAGATGAAGAATGTAGAGGTAATCTCTGGGGGTACATACAAACTTGAGATACCTGATGGGCCTACCTACTATGCAGAGAAAGTATCTCTTCGTCCCTTCTTGCAAAGGTTTATGTACAAGAAGTTCATCA